GTCTATTTCGGGTGCTTTTCGCATGCCGAGTACATCTCGCTTTACCTCTTGTCAATTGGTTCACCAAATTTGTCGCGCTACGGCCCTCCTGTACGCGACCTGTAAGCTCCAGCAGTTAAGTGGGCCCCGCTCTGGGTGAAGAGCCTCCGGTTGATGGTCCCGCAGACCACGTCCCCCACATATCGCAGACAATAGTTATTTCTCAACAACCGATCAACGATATGTGTCTTTCCTCAGCTTTCCCTGTTGCTTCCGAGCGACGAAAGAGTAGAAAAGCTGGTTCTTCGCGGCGTCAATGCCGCGCCTACTCCTCCCGCACGTACTTGTACGTACGGAAATCCCTCGACTGGTGGTCCTCCATCTTCGAGCTTCCCGAAGTCCCGTTTGTCGACCCAGCAGGTTCCCCCTGCATGGAGATTCACCGGGCTGTCAAGTCTCTCCTCGCTGCGTGTCCCTCGAAGGACCAGCGGGAAATCATGGCTTTCCAATCCATCAAAAAAGGATTGCCTGATTCATGCCCTTGCATGGAGAAAGAGCTCTTAGATGGCCTTGTGGCCAACATTGTCGGGGGGCGCCCCCCGGTCCTTCCGCATGGTTACCTCGCTTTTGTCAAGAAACAGATCCGAGTCCTCTTCCCGAAGGGGTGGGACTCAGATTACGAGGGATACTGCAGGAGGTTCGCTCCCCCTCTGAAGGGTGTTCTTGAAGCTGGTCGGTCTGGCGGTGGTTCTCTCGGCGTTCTTAGGAACAGGCACGAGCTTGACCACTCCGATTTCCTTGAGGTCGCACTCATGGGAAGACCTTTTCGTCAGCCTCTGGCAGATTGAACGCTGCCCTTCAGATAACCATGTCGGCTGGTAAGCCGCGCCCCCTCACCACTTTCTCATCAGATGGCGCCTTCTTGCGCCCTCTCCATAAGACGATCTACAATCGTCTGTCAAAGCAGAAGTGGTTGAGCCGAGGCGACGTTACCGCCGACTCACTCCGCCGTGCCGGGTTCAGAGAGAACCTTGGCGGTCTTCTAACCTCCGGGGACTACGCTAGTGCCACTGATAACCTTTCGATCGAAGTTATGGAGTGTGCCATCGAAGCAATGCTTGAAAATGCCGCGGTTGTTCCTCCGAACATCCGCGAGTTTGCTAAGAGTGCGTGTCGTCCTTTCCTCTACCGCTCCCGTGAGGAGTGGGTCGAGGACCTCATCCTCGAGACCGGCTCGTCGGTCGGTGTTCCGCG